GGCAAGACGAGTGTGGTTGCGGCCAGTGCAATCCTTTGGCATATGGTTCGGTTTCCAGAGAGTTTGGTTGTAACGACTGCTGGTGTATGGCGGCAGGTTGAAGGTCAGCTCTGGCCTACGCTAAAGAAGTATGTCAGTGGTTTGGGGCAGGGTTGGAGGTCAACCAGCAATGAACTGCATTATCAGAATGGCAGCAGGGCGATTGGGTTTAGCACGAATGATGCGGGTAAGTTTGAGGGCTGGCACAGGCAGGGGCCGACAGAGAATTTATTGATGATTGTGGACGAAGCTAAGACTGTCCCTGATCCTATTTTCACTGCCATAGCCAGATGTCAGCCGAGCAGGTTGCTGCTGATGAGCAGTTGTGGTGCTGCTGCTGGTTCCTTCTATGAGGCATTTACCAAGCAAAGGAAGTTTTGGGATTGCCATACGGTTACCGCATTTGACTGTCCTCATCTTAGTCAGGAATGGATTGATGAACAGATTGAGATGTATGGGGAAAATAGTCCTTTGGTTCGCTCAATGATTTATGGGGAGTTTGTGGATGATAGCGGGGAAGGTCTGGTTCTTAATCTAAAGAATCTGGAGGAATGCTTACAAAACCCTCCTGAGCTACAAACCGGAATGAAGGTGGCTTTTATTGACTTTGCGGCTGGGGGAGACGAATGTGTATTTGCGTATAGGAATGGGAACAAGGTGATGGAGATGGTCACTTGGCGTGAGCGGAATACGAACACGACGATTGGCAAGATCATAAACCTTATTAAGAAGAACAACCTGACGCAAGATGAGGTGTACGCTGATGAAGGTGGAATGGGATTACCTTTGTGTGATGCTTTGATGGATGCGGGTTATGATGTTCATAGGGTTAACTTTGGAGGGAAACCGTTTGATGACCGTTACGCAAACCGGAGTGCTGAGATGTGGCACACTGCTGCTAGGGTAATTGAGAAGAGGGAGATACTTTTACCGGATGACGGGATGCTTCATCAGCAGATGGTGACAAGACGTTCAGAAGTAAGTCGAACAGGAAAGCTGGGGTTAGAGTCGAAAGACAAGATGAAAGCCAGAGGTCTTGACAGTCCTGACAGAGCTGATGCGGTGATGGGCTGTATCTCCTGTGGGGGCGGTGTAGGCGGAAGCTGGGAGAGGTTTAACTCTATAAGCCGTCCTACGGTTAGTGAGTTAATAGAAGAGGCACAGGGAAATTATCAAGAAGATTCCTTGCCAAATGGTATGTTTGTAGGGTATTAGGAGAAAAGTGTTGACATTGCGGCGGTCAAGCATAAGGCCAGTTCCTCCGTATGAAAAGGTTTGCTGTGTGTGCAATGAGCTGGATGCAGCAGCAGCGAAGGATGTGGCAACGGGTGGGTACATTTGTTCTGAGTGTATTCATTATGCTATTAATGCAGAAATGATGATTATATCGGCTTGGAAAAATATGAGGGTTAGGCATCCAGAGCCGGATGAATTTAGCGAATGGGATAATCACTAATGTATAACAATAAAAAGAAAACTAAAAAAGCTCAGGTTCCACGGCCTAAAGGCTACTCACCACCAACCGCAAAAAAATTAACCGATAAACCTGCACCTCGCGGCAGGGGTAGAGGGAGGGGAAGATAATGCCTTACAAGAATAAGAAGCAAGCAGTTGCTGTTATGCTTAACACTAAGAAAAAGTCTAAAGCACACAAACACGCAAAGCAGCAGCTTAAAAAGAAAAGAACAAGATGAGCGAAAAGACTTACGATCTCGTCATTGACGACATTAAGAGCCGAGCACGATGGGAAACCAGACAAGGCTTATGGTATCAAATGCGTACTGACGGTTTGCGTCGTAAGGTTAAACCGTGGCCTAACGCTTCTGACTTTCACTTCCCTCTGGTAGACACCACTATTAATAAGCTTAAGCCAGCTTTTTTCCAGCAAGCTATGGGGCTGGATGTGCTGGCAACCTTTGTGCCTATGCGTAGCCAGATGGCAGGATTTACCACTGCTGCTGAACATTGGTTTAGCTATAAGCTGCACGAAAAATCTAACTATGCCACTGAGGTAATGAGCTGGATTGACCATATGCTTGTTAGCGGTCATAGCGTAATGAAGACGTTTTGGAACCCAGACATTAAGCAGGTTGAGTTTCAAGCAGTTGATCCGATGTACGTTATTGTCCCGCCTTGGACTAAAGACATTTCCACGGCTGACCGTATTACGCAGGTAATGCCTATGAGCCTTGAATCTTACAAGCGTGCAGGAATTTATAAGACCGACAAGAGCCTTATTAGCAAGCTGGTTGGGGCTAAGGTTCAGGATTCGGGGATGATTGATGATTTAAAATATGACAGAGAAATACGGGAAGGTATTACGCATTCTCCCGACGAAGATCAGGTTATTGTTTGGGAAGTCTACACGCATAGCGAAGATGGGAAATGGGTTATGCAATGTTTCTCTCCTCAAGCCCCTGATACTCCTTTGCGTGAAACAATGGAGGTTCCTTTCGACCACGACAAACCTCCGTTTGTGTCGTGCAAGTATGAGATCACTGACGGCGGATGGTATTCTCCGAGAGGAGTTTGTGAGATGCTTGCTCCGTTTGAAGCTTCACTTACAAAAACGTGGAACGAAAAAATGGATGCTTCAACTTTGTTCAATAAACCATTGTTCAGAGCCGAACGTGACTTGCCAAATAGTGTGAATTTAAGGCTAAATCCCGGACAAATCCTACCTTTTGGCATCGCACCAGTTCAAATGCCAAACACTCCAATGGACTTTGATAAGGAGATAATGCAAACGCAATCCATTGCCGAGCAACGTGTAACTGTTCCTGATTATGGAATCATGTCAGACAGTGATCGCCGCACAGCTACTGAGATTGAGTCAGTTAACGCTCAAGCTCAACAGAATATGGATTTGCGTCTGCGTCTGTTCCGTCAGGCGTTGGGTGATCTGTTCCGACAAGCTTTTAGTATTCTGCTTCAGTTTGACAAGAAAAGCCTTCAGTACAGATTTCTCGAAGACAGCTTGTCAGTTGATCCGGTTGCCTTACATGACGAGTACCAGCTAGAGCCGAGAGGCGGGATGGATATGGTTAGTAAGGTGATGCTTTTAAATAAAGCTGTCCAACGTAAACAGTTGTTTATGAATAGTCCGTGGATCAATCAGGTTGAGCTGGATAAGAGCATCTTGGAACTGGAAGACCCATCCTTAGTGCCTCGATTAGTTCAAGACCCGAACGAAAAAGAAGGGCGTGAAGTTACAGATGAAAAAAAGATTATTCCTGCATTGCTTGTTGGTGAACAGATTCCAGTTCAAGAAGGTCAGGATTACAGAGTGAGGATTGGGGTGATTATGCAGTTCCTTGAGAAGTCAATACAGAGTGGAATGCAGTTTAGCCCACAAGCCCAACAGGCTATTAGTGGGCGATTAGGCGAACTTTTAAATGCCTTTGAAACAGTTGACACTAACAACGCGAGAGCGTTGCGAAAGGATGTCGAAGAGTATCTGGTGCAAGTCGGGTTTATGCCGTCTAAACAGGAGCAACAACAAATGGAGGTAGCGGCAGTTACCGGACAAATGCCAGCTCCCGAAGCTCAGATGGTCGAACAAACTGAAGCAGTTGTTGGGCAGGGAGATATGTAATGGCTATAGATAAGTCAAAGATGAAATGCAACTCACCTAAACGGCAGGTTCAGGGTGGTAAAAAATTTGTAGTTAAAGCCTGTAAAGATGGAAAAGAAAAGATAATTAGATTTGGCGATGCCAATATGACGATAAAGAAAAACAACCCTGAAAGAAGAAAAAGTTTCAGAGCTAGGCACAAGTGTGACACAGCAAAAGATAAAATGAGCGCAAGATATTGGTCTTGCAAAAAATGGTAATGGCTAAAAAGAAAAAAGAAGATGCTTGCACCAAGAAGGTTAAAAGACGTTATAAAGTCTGGCCTTCTGCTTATGCATCCGGTGCTTTGGTTCAGTGCAGAAAAGTAGGAGCAGCTAACTGGGGAAACAAAAGTGGCAAAAGAAAGTCTTCGTAAATGGTTTGCCCGTAATGACGGGAAAGGCTGGATTGACTGTAAAACAGGAAAGCCGTGTGGCAGGAAAAAAGGTGAAAAGCGAGACGGATACCCAGCTTGCAGACCTACAAAGTCTGAGTGCAACAGTGCAATGAGAAAGAAAAAGGGGCCAAAGCGAATTAGCTGGAAGAAAAATAAATGAGAATTTTTAGATTCATTCGTATAGCTTGGAAGATGTCAAAACAGATTCCGTGGATCGGTGAGCCGGAATGGACTGCGGCTGAATCGAATGCTTTACGCAAGTTTCTCGTCTCAGGAGAAGGGAAAAGGTTTCGAATGATATTGCTTAATATGGTTCTTAAGCAGAACCAGCAAGCAGTGTCTAGCAAAAAAGAGCTTGAATTTAATGCAGGATTTGCGAATGGTGTGAGAACAACGGTTCACACTGTTGAGGCTTTGGCAAGAGAAATCGAAGAGCCTGAAGAATTTACGTCTGATATGTTTGGGGTTGATTATCAGACGAGTCAAAACCCCACAGCTACGACCAATCGTTTTAGTGCGATGATTGGGCGAGGATAAGCACTAATTGGGAAGCATTATGCCAGAAGAATCCGGCGAAGTAACCGCCGAACAACTGTTGGCCGCAGCCTCTGAGTACGATAACGCAGTGGCAGTGGGGGAAACACCTGAAGTAGAAATACAGACGGAAGAACCAAAAGAGGAAGTTCAAGATGAATCTCCTCCAGAACCAGCAGAAGAAGCGGTTCAGGAACCGGAAACTGAAGTACTGAACAGTACTGAGGATAATGCCGATAAACAGGTTAGTTCATTGACAGAAGGTGAAGCTCCTGAAGCACAGGAGCAGCCGAAGAAGAGTAAGTGGGAAAAGAACGAGGAACGCAAAGCCTCTTCTTGGAAGCAAATTAATGCCGAAAAAGAAGAGATTAAGCGCCAACGTGAAGCTCTACTAAAGGAAGCTGAAGAGCTGAAAAGTCGCAAAGTTGACTTGGATGAAGGGAAAGCTTACCGAGATGAAAAGGGTTTCACTGCCGAGGACTACGAGAACGCTGCTAAAAGGCTGAAGGAAGAGGGTGACGATGATCTCGCTTCTGACGCTATTGATCGTGCCAAAGAGGTTCGAGCAGAAGGCGATAAAGTGCAGCAGCAAATGGTGGCTAAGAAACATTGGGATGCGTTTGAAAGCAAGAGACAAGAACTCATGCAAAAGCATTCTGAACTCAGCAAGCCTGACTCAGAGTTAACTCAGAAAGCTAACGCGATCCTCACCGAACATCCGAGTATGCAGAGTGCTGTTGGCTTGGAACAAGCGGTCAAAATTGCCCAGTTGCAAATCAAAGCTGCTAGTGCTGAGTCGAGCGAAGCGCAAGTTAAAGAACTAACCGATAAACTAACTAAACTGGAAAAGAAAATGTCAGTAAATGGCGGGTTTACCAACGAAAGAGTCGATGGAGAAAGATCATTTGATGATCTTTCTGAAGAGGAGCAGACAGAATATCTGCGTCGTGCGGCTATGGAAGCAGACAACGCCTAGCTGACTAGAAAGATAAAATGGCTACAAATACTACTAGCACCTTATCCAACCAGTATCAGAACTTCTTCAGCAAGAAATTGCTGTCCTATGCTGTTCAGGCACTGGTCTTGGATCAGTTCGCTGAAAAGGCTCCACTTCCTGCGAAGTCGGGTCACAAAGCGATTACTATGTTCCGTTTTGGCTCACCTTCAACTTCTGCTATTGAAGCATTAAGTGAAGGCACTGCCCCTAGCGGGACTCGTTCTCTTACTCTATCTAAGATTGAGAAAGCGTTATCACAACGCGGTCAGGTCATTGAGTTGACTGACATCTTAACTGCCACAGACTTGTTCAACAGCTTACAGCAGTCGATCAAGACTAACGGTGAAGATGCCGCATTGGATATGGACACTATCACTCGTAACACAGTGATTGGTTCTAATGTTGCTGGCACAGCAAAAGAAAACGGAGACGGAAACGCCCTCGACAACAGTGACACTATTACCGAGATGTATGCTGGTGGAGGAACTGACTACTCTACGTTTGATGCAGTTACTTCTGCTGATGCTGTTCTTGATGCAAACGATGTACTTGATGCGGTTACTAAATTAAAAGTTAATCGCGCACAACCTGCCAAAGGCGGGATGTACGTTTGTGCTGCAAGTCCTCAAGTCATCAGTGACATAATGAAGGATAGCACTTGGGTTAACGCAGCTCAGTACAGCAATGTCGAAGACCTGTATAAAGGAGAAGTTGGAAGTCTTTATGGCGCGAAGTTTATAATGACAACTAACCCTTGGTCTTCTGTTTATGCGTCTGCTGACGATGACCGATTCGCTTACTCCAACAGTGGAACTAAGGATCGTGCTGCTGGTGCAAACATCTACGCTTCGTTGTTCTTGGGACAACAGGCTTATGGTGTGCCCGATCTAGGAAGTCAATCTCCTTTCAGCCCGAAAGTTATTATTAACGATCAAGCTGATAAGAGTGACCCATTAAACCAAAAGCTACAGGCCGGATTCAAAACATTCTGGACTACGCTTCGGTTGAACTGCAACTACTACGTTGTAATGCGTAGTAAGAGCGATAGCACTGCTTAATAACTCAAGTCATGCATAAAGGTAAAAAGCCAAAAGGCATGACCATTATAATTGCCGTGGGGGGAGGGAAACCTCCCTCTCACGGTCGTTCCAACAAAAATAAAAAAGGTTCTGAAATGATTAAAATTCCTATGGAGGCATTAGTCTCTGATGATGAAATGGGCGAAGGTATTTCTCCTGAAGTTGGTGATATGGTATCGCTTGATTCAGTTGAGGGAAGTGTTGCTGAAATCAATGATGACGGCACGGCACACATTGAGCTAATGAGTGCGGGTGGTGTTCCTATTGAGTACGCAGACAAAGGTTCTAAAGAAGAGCCTGTTGACGAAGAAAAAGCACTTGAAGATGAGGGTGCTGAACTTCTTGCTGCTGCTGAAAAAGAAGATGAAATGATGGATTATTAAATGCCTCTTTATTCTTTTATCTCTGAAGACGGCAAAGCTGTCGAAAAGATTGTCAAGTCGGGCACAAGCCGTATTACAATAGACGGTGTTGACTATGATCGCAGCATTGCTAACGAAGGCTTTGCTGTGTCTGGTCAGGTTAAACTGCCTTCTCAAGCAGAACAGGTAAAGGCTGGGTACTATCAGCAGGAACAAAAACAAGGTTCCCGCTTTTTAAAAAAATCAAAGTTTACAACTAAACAAATTAAGAAGGCTTGGGGGTTTTAGGTTATGGCTACGCTAACGGGAAGAACTATTGCATCAAGTTACACTGAGTTACTCAAAACAACGAGTGCCAGTGGGGTAACAGGCTCACTGGATACAGTACAGGACGGTGACGCAACTAATTCTGCGCTACAGATTAGC